TGGTTTGCCGCAAAATGAGCGCCGGTATGTTCAGCAAGTGCACAAACTGCTGATTAAATATTGGCATCGGCAGTTAAGCAGAGAAGAATTCCAGGCTTGGCAGCGATGGTTAGCTTGCAATCAGTTGTACTTAATTCCAAAACGTCAAAAGGAAGTGGTAAAGCATGACACGAGAGCAGCTTGAAGATTACCCGAACATCGTTGCAGAAATTGCAGATCTGCAGGAGTATTTACATACTGTCGTTGGTGATACCGTGCAGGACGGCAGCAGCGGTTATCCGCGCCCAATTCTGATTCGTGGCTTGCCTGCGGGCGAAAGAGAGCGCCGACGGATTCAGGCATTAACCGCGCAGAAAGCTGAAATAGAACAGTTTGTGGACGGGCTCCTGACGGCAAAGGAACGGCGTTTGGCGCGTGCGGTCATGAAGCATGGGGCCCGTTGGGAAGTCATACGCCGGGAGTTGCATAGCAGCGGGTCCGCGGATGCGGTCAGAAAGGCTTTCTGCCGAATGTTTACAAAATGTTCATAGGTGTGTCCGTTTTGTCCGTTTTGTCCGTGTATGATGAATAATAGAGAGTTCAGAAGCAGGATTCTCATGTGTTCATCTCGCAATCCTCCTTTCATTTTTGGACCGGCTGAAATATGCCGGTTTTATATGCCCGGAATCCGGGTACGTTCATTTTTGTCTCCTCCTTTTGGCAGCCGGAAATAGACGGCAACGGGCGGGAACGCTCGTTATTATATGCACAGTTCGAGTAGTAAGGGTAACTCGCCTTTTTGGAGAAGCAGGTTCGAGTCCTGCACTGTGCACCACGAAGACAGTTGCTTTACTCTTTCTAACGACTTCACAAACGGTATGAAAAGAGTGTTTTAGCTGTGAATTTACAAGAAATCAATAGCTCCGGCGAAAAATGGCCGTCGGGAAACAGGTAGCAGCATAACCAACTCACCGATTACGGCGCTGCAAGTCCATTTTTAATATTTACTTTTTTGATACTGGCTAATTCAGTGGCGGTTAGGATTCAATGTGAAAAGCATTCCGCCTTACCAAAAAGGAACATTCGAGCGCGGGAGGAATAGTCACCCGAAGCGTGCAAATTAGAGCCGCCTGAACCGCGTAAGCGTTCTTTCAGGGGCCAACATCGGATTAATTTCCGGTGTTTCTGCATGAGTTACGGCAGCGCAATAGCGTGTGCCCGCCGGGCCGTGACCGGGGTAGCTCACCAAAATTTCCGGTATTGAATCTTCGGAAGATCTCTTTTATGCAGAAGGGTTCGAGTCCCTAAGCTGTCTGGTCCGACTCCAGCAGCGCATGGCGCAATTAAAAGCACCGGAAATTTTTATTTTAATCATTCATGCAGCCTTTAACCGGGCTGCTATTTTTATACGATTTTTTGAGGTGATTACATGATGCAAGTTAGGCCGCCGGGTGGTGGTAGTGCATGACAAACAAACAAAAACGGTTCTGCGAAGAATACCTCATCGACCTCAACGCAACGCAAGCAGCTGTTCGAGCAGGTTATAGCACATCAACTGCAGGGGCAATTGGAGCAGAAAACCTCAAGAAACCTCAAATACGCGCGTGTATAGACAAGGCTTTGGCCGAACAGTCAAAACGCACTGGCGTCACTGCTGACCGTGTGGTCCGTGAGTTGGCAAAGGTCGCTTTCGTCAATTCGGCTGATGTGGTGGACTTTAACAGCGCGACCGTGAAACCGGATGCCAGCAAAGATAATACAGCTGCTATTGCGTCTGTGCGGGTAAAAACTATACCAACCAAAGATGGCGACGGCGTCGAACGCGAAATCAAATTGGCCGATAAGCTGAAAGCTCTGGAACTGTTGGGCAAACGATATGGCCTGTTTACAGACAACGTGAATGTGTCCGGTGAAGGGGTGGTGCAGATTGTTGACGACATCCCCAAGACAAGCAAGGCTGACTGACATCATAGCACCATCATTTTATGACCTCCACCACGATATTGCGGCGGGAGGTCATACTTTTTACAAGCTTGCTGGTGGGCGCGGCAGCACAAAGTCCTCTTTCGTTGGCACAGAAATCCCACTCGGTATCATGCGCGATGCTGCGGCAGGCCAGTATACTAACGCTCTGGCATATCGCCGCTACAAAGATAACCTGCGCAGCAGTGTTTATGAGCAACTCCTGTGGGGCATTGACAAACTGGGGGTGTCAAGTCTGTGGCAGGCTACGTTGTCTCCGCTGCGGCTGACATATAAGCCGACCGGGCAGCAGATACTTTTCCGTGGTGCTGACAGTGCCACAAAGAGCAAGTCCATCAAAGTAGCACGCGGATACATCAAGTATCTGTGGTTTGAGGAGCTGGACGAGTTCGAAGGCCCCGAAAAGATACGCTCCATTCAGCAGTCTGTTCTGCGTGGGGGTCCGAAGTTCACAGTATTCTACAGCTTCAACCCACCGCGTTCACAGCGTTCCTGGGTAAACGATAAGACGACTTTTAGCGAGCCGGGCATGGTCGAACATCACAGCACATACTTGACAGTACCGAAGGATTGGCTTGGGCAGGAATTCATTATTGAAGCGGAACACTTGAAAGCCGTCAACGAAGAATCATATAAGCACGAATATCTTGGCATCCCGACCGGGACAGGAGGAGAAGTATTCATGAACGTAAAACTTGCCGTTATCACAAATGATGACATTAACAATGCGTCCCGGCATCGCTTCGGGCTTGACTGGGGCTTTGCTGTTGACCCGTTCGCCTTTGTTGCCTGCGGGTATGACCGCAAAAAGCGCCGTCTGCTGATATACGATGAAGTCTATCAGGTTGGCCTTACCAACCGTGCGGCAGCCGAAAAGGTCAAACAGCACGGCGGGCAGGGCAAGGACATTGTGTGTGATTCAGCAGAACCAAAAAGCATTGCAGAAGTGCGGCAGTACGGCCTGCGGGTGCGCGGTGCCAAGAAAGGCCCTGACAGCGTGGAGTATGGTATTCACTGGCTGCAAGGACTTGATGAGATTGTAATTGACCCGAAACGCTGCCCGCACGCGGCACGCGAATTTGTGGAGTATGAGCTCGACCGGGACGCCCGCGGCGAGTTCAAGGCCGGTTATCCCGACCACGACAACCACTGCATTGATGCTGTGCGGTATGCAATGGAGGACGATATGAGAAACGTGAGGGTGGTGTAATGTGTGTATGTAAGTGACCTTGACCTGATAAAAGCCCGCCTGACAATTGAGGGCAAGCTCAACCGGTCAGAAATTATTAAACTGATTCTCCGTGATTGGTCGGTGGACGAGAAACAGAAGTTCATGGCCGTCGGAGAACGTTACTACAATGGTCAGCATGACATTCTGGAGCATGACTTCCGGCAGTCGATTGTTTACGATAAAACACCGGCAGAGGACAGCCCGGATGGAAAAGAACACGAAACAGCGCAGACAATTATCAACTCCAACCGTTCCAACATGCATAATATTCATCCGTTCTTTCGGCTGCTGGTAGACCAGAAAACCGGCTATGTTGTTGGCAAGCCGCCGACCGTCAGCGTTGAGGATGACAAACAGTTTGAGCAAGCAATTACCGAAATTACAACCGATGAAGAATTCCCGGATATGCTTAACGACTGGGTGAAAGAAGCCAGCAAAAAGGGCGTCGGATGGGTGCATCCATACTATGACCCGGACGGCAGTTTACATTATGCAATCGTACCAGCAAATGAGGTTATCGCTTTTTACGATAGTGAACATCAACAGGAATTGCAGGACGTTGTGCGGTTCTACACGTTTGATGTTGTGAGCAGCGGACAGACGCTGAAGCGCTATAAAGTTGAGTGGTGGGCAGCACAGGACGTGACCTATTACGTCCAGGATGAACATGGCAATTACCTGCTTGACCCGTCTTATGCGCAAAATCCGGCACCGCACTGGTGGAACGTGACGACCGTTGACGGTGCAGAGACCAGCAGGGAAGCGCACAGTTGGGGCAAGGTGCCGTGGGTGCCACTATACAACAACAGTGATGCGGTATCCGACCTCGGCGGGCAGGACGAGAACGGGCAGCCCTGCGGCATTAAGTCACTGATTGATGCTTACGATATGATAAGCAGTGCAACGACCAACGACCAGATAGACCTTGTGGCGCTGTACTGGATTGTGCGCGGCTTTGGCGGGGAGACCAGCCGCGAAATTGTCAAGCGACTGCAGATGAACAAGGTTGTGAATGTGTCCGGCGGGGATGCAGGAGACGGTGTGACTGCCCAGCAGGTAACGTTATCCGTTGCTGACCGCTGTCAGTGGTTAGATATGCTCCGACATGATATTTACCACTTTGGCATGGGAATTGATACTTCCGATGAACAGTTGGGCAACAATCCTTCCGGCATTGCGCTGAAATTTAAGTATACGCAGCTCGATTTGAAAGCCAACCCACTGATTTTGAAGTTAAAAAAGGCGTTGAAGAATCTGTTTTGGTTCCTCACGGACGACATGAACCGGCAGCAGGGAACGCAGTATGACAGCAGCAAAATTGTGGTGACCGTCAACAAGACAGCTATTTGCAATGATGCGGAAACTGTGCAGATGATTATGCAGTCTCGCGGACTTGTGCCTGACAATATCCTGCTGCAAAAGCATCCTCTGGTTGACGATGCTGCGCAGGCGGAAAAGGATTTGCAAAAGCAGCAGGTTGCTGCCGACGAACGCCGCAAGCAGATGTTTGGCAATGATGATGTGCCGCCGAGTGATGACAGTGGTGGTGCTGAATGAAGTCAGATGAATACTGGCAGATGCGTGCTTTGCAGCGGGAAGCAGAGTCACACAGCGACGCAGAAAAAGTGCAGCAGCGGCTACGAATGCTGTATGAGCAGGCAGACAAGAACCTGAAAAAGCAGATACATAAAATCTTTGATGCCTATGTTGATTACACTGGCATTGATGAGCAAAAAGCCCGCGAGCTTCTCTCCACGCAGGAAAGTGCTGAACTGCTGGCAGAACTGCGAAAGCAGTATGAAGAAACCAGCGACGCGGAAGTACTTGCGAAGTTGAACGCTCCCGCTTATGGGTACCGCATCAGCCGCTTACAGGCAGCACGCAGGGCCGTTGAAGCGGAACTTGATAAACTTGCCGTGCAGGAGGAAAAGACAGGCACAGGGCAGCTTGTGGATACTTATGATAAATCGTATTACAAGACCGCTTATGACACACTGCCTGAGTTGCCAAATGCGCCCGTTGTTCCGCTTTCACAAGATGTTGTGAGCGAAGCGGTACAAAACAAGTGGGATGGAAAAAACTATTCCGAACGTGTCTGGAAGAACCGCGACAAGCTGGCACAGGAAGCAGGCAGAATTATTGACAGTTCGGCGGCGTCTGGTGCATCCATCTCGCAAATGACCGCTGAACTGTCTGACTTGATGGACGTTGGCTCTTACGTTGCTGCACGGCTTATCCGGACGGAGGTCAACCGGATGCACAACAACGCTGCGCTTGCGTCCTACACGGCAATGGGGCTGAAAGAGTATAAATACCTTGCCACACTGGACTGCCACACCTGCGCTGTATGTGGGGCATTGGACGGCAAGGTGTTTCCAATAGCCGAAGCACATACCGGCGTAAATTTTCCCCCAATCCACCCAAACGACCGTTGCACTACTGTGCCGAAAATACCGGGTGTCAATGGTAGCGATGGCAGCCGCACGGCGCGGAATCCGGAGACCGGCAGAAATTATAGAGTGCCTGTGGACATGGACTATGAGGAATGGCGCAAAAGTATCAGCGAAAAGTACGGTACCAACGGCATTCAGACAGCACAGAAAAAGTATTGGAACCGAGAGATATCATAGAAGTGATAGAGAGCAATCCTGAATAGGTACCGCCTGCTGGAATAGCACAGCGGTATTTTTATACCTATTTTGCCCTGAGCATGGCGTTAAAAGGCTCGTTCATTATGCAAAAATTTAACCGTGGCGCCCGGAAAATAATAGGCGCTCCGCAGAACCGGGACTGGCCGGAATAACAAGGACAGCGGGAAAGGATACAATATGCTCGAATGGCTCAAAACGATTCTTGGCGACGCTTATACCGAGGATATCGACAAAAAGGTTTCTTCCGAAATCGGAAAAGAATTTGTTTCACGCACGGATTTCAATGCCGCAAACGAGGCGAAAAAGGCGGCTGAAAGTCAGGTGACAGACCGTGACAAGCAGCTCGAAACACTGAAAAAGTCCACGGGCGACGCCGCTGAACTTCAGAAGCAGATTGATGCTTTGCAGGAAACAAATAAGCAGGCAAAAGCGCAATACGATTCTGACTTAGCCGCTGCGAAACTATCTGCTGCGCTTGACCTTGGCATCACAAAAGCAAAAGGCCGTAGTGCAAAAGCTGTGAAAGCCTTGCTCGATACCTCCAAGATGACGGTAAAGGACGATGGCACGGTAGATGGTCTTGATGCCGCACTGGGCGCACTGAAGAAATCGGACGGTTATCTATTCGCACAAGAGGAAACCAAGCCCCAGGGTAATGGTTTCCAGACTGGCGCGTCAACCCCCGACGCACCGGAAACAAAAGCAGTCGCAGACGCATTTGCTGCGGCGAGGGGAACAATTTAAGGAGTGATATTTTATGCCTATTAACACACTGGCAACCGCAACCCTATTCCAGCAGCAGCTTGACCAGCAAATGATTCAGGAAGCTACATCCGGTTGGATGGAGTCAAACGCTGGTCAGGTCAAATATTCTGGCGGTAAAGAAATCAAAATTCCAAAGCTGAACATGAATGGACTGGCAAACTATGACCGTGACAATGGATATGTTCAGGGTGCCGTTACGCTCGAATATGAAACCGAGACTATGACACAGGACAGAGGCCGCAAATTTCAGCTTGACAGCATGGATGTGGATGAAACTAGTTTCATTGCTTCTGCTGCTAATGTTGTAACGCAGTTTCAGCGTCTGCAGATTATCCCCGAAGTTGATGCCTATCGTTATAGCAAGCTGGCAGCACTGGCCATCGGGGCGGGAAACACTAGCAGCTATACCCCAGCTACTACTGACATTCTAAGCAAATTGCTTGCTGATATTTCAGCCGTACAGGATGTAATCGGTGAGAATGAACCGTTAATTATCAGCATGAGTTACGCAGTTGCAACGATTCTGTCTCAGGCGGACAAGATTACAAAAATACTTGATACGGCGCAGTTCACGCAGGGCGGCATTCAGACAAAGGTGCTTTCCCTTGATGGTATGCCGATTAAGCGCGTACCTTCCGCAAGATTGAAAACGGCTTACGTTTTCAATGATGGCAAAACGGCTGGTCAGACAGCAGGCGGCTTTGTTCCGGCTACAAGTGCGCTCGATATCAACTGGATTATTTCCTCTGCGCGGGCGCCAATTGCGGTCAGCAAAACAGACAACATGAAGATTTTTGACCCGCAGACCAACCAAAACGCGGATGCATGGCTGATTGAGTACCGTAAGTTCCACGAGCTGTGGGTACCCGATAATAAGCTCACGGCGGTGCGTGTCAGTACGAAGCCTGCGTCATAAGGAGAAAAAGCATGACTGAACTGAAAAGATTGAATGTACACCGTATTGTGGACACACCGGAGGAAGCTAATAAGTTGATTACCGTTGGCTTTAAGGTAGTCGGGGATGTAGTGCCGGAGAATCCTGCAGAAGAAACGCCTCCAGAAAAGCCCACGAAAGCGAAGTGATGATATGACGCTGCTGGAACAGGTGAAGCTGCTGCTTGGCATTACAGGCTACGAAAAGGATGCGCTGCTGGCAGTACTGTGCGAAAACGTAACAGTGCAGGTACAAACCTACTGCCGCATTACAGAGGTGTCAAATACGGGCTTGCAGGGCCTTATGGCTGATATGGTGGTCACGCGGTACCGGGCACGAGGATACGGGCAGGAGGCGGCGCCGAAAGTGTTGTCCGGCCTGTCCGAAGGTGACGTGTCATTTACATACAAAATCACGCAGTACGATACGACCGGGGAGCTGACGGGTGCCGAAAAGTCGGCGCTCTCATCGTACAGAAAGCTGTGGCCGTGATGGACATATCCGCTTACGCTGCTGACCTGGCAGCTCTGTACGATAAGACCGCCCTGCTGTTTGAAAAAAGGAAAGTGCCGAGTGATTATATCGGCGACACCTACGCCTGGCAGCTGGTGGGGTCTGTGCAGTGCAGTGCCCTGCCGGTTACCGACAAACTGACAGTGGAACTATACGGCCCACGTGTAGAGCACATGGTACAGCTACACGCAGCACCAGATGTAACGCTGACCGATGGCATGGGAGTGGCACTTACTGCAAGTGCGGAGAAGCCGGAGTACAAGGTTATATCCGTAAAGCATCGGCAAACGCATACTTACGCATTGTTGGAGGCGATTGGTGATGGAAGTCAAAGTGGAGGGGCTTGACCGGTTGCTAAAAAAGCTGGATAAGCTGGGCGGCAGTATCGAGCAGAGCACACAAAAGGCGCTGCTTCGCGGCGGGGCCGTATTTGAAGCGGGTGCGAAAGAGAATTGCCCGGTTGACACTGGGCAACTGCGTGACAGCATCCACACCGAAGCCAAAGATGTGCAGACCGTGACCGTTGGCACCAGCTGCGAACATGGCGTCTATGTGGAATACGGTACTGGCCCGAAAGGCGACCCGTCCGTGCCGCACACGACAAAAGATTCATGGCGGTACCAGGATGCGGAAGGAAATTGGCACACGTCCCACGGCCAACCACCACAGCCATTCATGCGCACGGCATTCAGCGAAAACAAAGATAAAGTTGTAGATGCCGTGAAAGAATCCATCAAAGAGGATGTGAACAATCTTGGTTGATATGAACAAGGTGGTTGCAGACCTGCTGAGCCCCACTTGTACGGTGCAGCTTGCATTTCCATCCACGGATGCGAATTTTCCTTGCGTATCATTGTCCGAGATTGGAAACACGGCTGCCGCTATCCTTGACAGTCAGGAGCGGTACTCACGCTATGAGTGCCAACTTGACGTGTGGGACACAGCAGACGGTAGAACGCCCGCGCGCTGTATGCAACTTGCAGGGACCGTCAGCGAAGCAATGATTTCAGCGGGCTTTACCCGTGTGACAGGAAAATTAATGCACGACCCCAGCGGGTTACATCGGTACATGATGGGATTTACCGGCTGGGTGGACAACAAAACAAAAACAATTTACCGAGGAGGTTTTTAATTATGGCAGAAAATGCAGTATTGGGTACATACCTCTCTATGGCAGACACGGAGGCTGGTACTTACAAAAAACTTTACGGCATGCACAAAGTGCCGGACATGAGTTCCGAAGCGGACAAAATCGACGTTACAAACCTGTTGGACAAAAATAAACGCAACATCCCGGGCATTATGGACTTGGGCGAACCGGAATTTGATTTCTTCAACGATGATACAGCGACCGAGCCGACAACCGGCGATATGTTAATGAACTCTTATAAAGCCCTGCGTGCCGCTGAACTGGCGCGGCAGGTCAAGTGGTTCAAGCTGATTTATCCCGACCACACAGGATTCGAGTTTTCTGCATACGTCAACACCACTCGTACAGGCGGCGGCACAGGTGACGCTTTGCAGTTCAAGGCAAAGATGATGATTAACAGCAATATTAAAGATATTGTTGAAACCGCAAGCACTCCGGCAACGGGCTCCTAAGCCCGTTCACGCCTAAAAATATATTAAATTAAAAAGGAGCTTATTACTTATGAATACACCTTATGTTACCCTGACCGTGAATGGAACCGACTACCGCCTGCGCATGACAACTTTTAATGCTGTGCAGGTAGAGAAACAGCTTGGCATGGGTATGACCGACGCACTGAATCACCTTATGGATTCCCGTGTGATTGTTGGTATCTTGTGGGGCGCAATGCAGAAATACAATCACGGAACCAACCTGCGCGAAGTTTGCGACCTGTACGACAGTTACCTTGCCAGCGGCGGCAATGCCGAAAAGATTGTGGATGTTATTATTAAGCTGCTGGCGCAGATTGGCATTGGAGACACAGAGGACGATGCCACGGAGGACGCCGCAAAAAACGCCGAAAGCCCGGCAGCAACCCCATCGGAAAGCGGTATGACTCTCTAATAGAGTACATATCTGACCTGCAGCAGGACGCGCTTTTTATCGGGATTCCGATTGAACGATTTTGGAACATGACGTGCGTGGAAGTGTCCGCTGAAATTGACGCCTATAACCGGCGCAAGAAGTTGGATTATCAGGAGCAGGCGCAGTTCCGGGCGCAGATGGACTACCGGCTGGCAAGCATGATTTCTGTTGGCTACAATGACCCAAAGAAATTTCCGAAAACACTCAATGATGTTTATCCGGATTTATTCCCAGATGCAGGCTGGAAGCAGAGCAAGTCAAACTTTGCACGCTACGCAGAGCGATTTAACCATCAGAGGGAGGTGAAGCAGCATGACAGTTGAGGAACTGCAAATTGTTATATCAGCAAAAACAGAGCAGGTCAGGGAAAAAATCGACAAGCTTAGAAAGTCTATTGCCAACATTCAGCCAAAGAAAATGCCGGAGGTCAATGTGTCAACTACTCCTGCACAAAGCAGCTTGAAAAAGTTGCAATCCGAAGTTGACCGCACGCAGGCAAAAATTAGCAAACTTAATGAAAAAATGAACAGCGCGTTTGCACAGCAGGATGCGATAGCCGAAAAGTACAAAGGATTGCCCAGCGTTACGGGGATGAGCAAAGACCAATCGTATGATTACATGGTTGGCAATGACCCACAGATGCAGAAACTCAACGCACAGCTTGACGCTCTTGACGCGAAAATGGCACCACTGAAAGAACACCTTGCTGAAACAAAAGCGCAAATGGCAGAGGTAGGAAATGCTGCATCATCTGCTGCACCAAAAACTGAAAAGTTGGGCAATGCTGCGAAAACAGCAAGCAACCATTTGCGAAACGCCGGTCAAAGTAGCGGCTATTTTGGCCGTATGGTTAAGTCTATGATGCTTAGCATGGTGCTGTTCGCAGGCGTGTCCTTCGTTGCTAAGTCCATTGCACAAGGGTTTCAAAATATGGCGCAAAGCAGTGCACAGGCAAATGCTACCATGTCTGCGTTATCAACCACAGGGCTGTATCTCCAAAATAGTTTTGCATCTGCATTAATGCCCGTTGTACAGGCACTGACTCCGGCGTTTACAGCCCTGGGTAATTCTATTTCTTGGGTACTACAAAAGCTTGCTATGTTCTTTTCAGCACTTAACGGACAGAAAAGCGTTACCGTGGCTAAGAAAGCACAGGTGGACTATGCCAAAACGGTTACTGAAAGTGGGAACAACCTTGCGGAGTATCAGGCAAAACAGCAGGTGGCAGCAGAAAAAGCGGCTGCTGCCGCTGCAAAACTTGCGACAAAGCAAGCGGCAGCAGAGCAGAAGGTACAGAAAGAAATCCAAAAGCATCAAGAAAAAGTTGATGCTCTCAAAAAATCTGTTATGGGGTTTGATGAGCTTAACATTTTGGATAGTGGCAAAACGGATACATGGGAAGCACCGACCGTGCCAGATTATGCTGCAACCGCTGCTGCCCCTGCTGCTTCAACCGCTACATGGAACGGTATGCCGTCGCCAACCGATATGTTCGACACTCAAAAGATACCTCAAAAAGTTTCAGATTTAGCCGACAAGATTAAACAAATCATGCAGGACTTAAAGGACTTCCTACTGCCATCTATGTTGTTGGTGCTTGGCGTTATCATTGCCTGTACCGGAAATCTCCCGCTTGGTATCGGATTGATGGTCGCTGGTGCTGTGGGCCTTGTTGCAGAAGTAGCCACAAAATGGGGTGGGCTGAGTGACCAGGTAAAGGGAGAACTTAGCAGCCTGTTAATAGGCCTTGGAGCATTTATGTTTGCCATTGGTGCCATACTGGCGCTTAGCGGCGCTAATATACCACTGGGCATTGGCTTAATGGTTGCTGGTGCTGCTTCTCTTGCGGCTGTTGTGGCGCTAAACTGGGGCAATATGAAAACCAGTATCGACAATGTAATGACCGCGATACTAGTCGGATTATCAGCAGGGCTACTCGTTATCGGTGCCATTATGGCGTTTTCCGGTGCCAATATTCCGCTCGGCATCGGTTTGATGGCTGCTGGCGCAGCGGGTCTTGCTGCCGCAGTTGCCCTAAACTGGGGTGGCCTCGGTAAAAATGTACAAAGTACGATAACAGCTATCTCTTTAATTGTTGGCGGTTCTCTCTTGGTGTTGGGCGCAATTCTTGCATTTACCGGCGTTAATTTGCCGTTGGGCATAGCACTTATGGCAGTAGGTGCAGTTACACTCGTGACCGCGGTCGCATTAAAGTGGGGTACGTTGAGTAAAGGCATGAAAGAACAAATATCTTTCATTGCTGCCATTGTTGGGGGAAGCTTGCTTGCTCTGGGTGCAATCCTCGCGCTTACTGGGGTTAACATGCCTTTAGGTATAGCATTTATGGTGATAGGAGCAGCCTCTTTGGCAGCTTCAGTTGCCCTGAATTGGAACAGCATGAGTGACAGTTTGAGAAGTAAACTGACAGCTATAACACTTATAGTAGGCGGGTTCTCCCTTGCTCTTGGACTCATTTTAGCTCTCACGGGGTTATTTGTTCCATTGGGTATTGCACTTATTGGAATTGGTGCCGCTTCACTATGTACAGCCGCAGGGCTCAACTGGAATTTTCTGAGGGATAAGGTTAAAGACGCTCTCGCTGATATCTTAGCCATTGCATCTCTAGGCAGTGTTGCCATTGGCATCATACTTTGTCTTACAGGTGTAGGCATTCCTCTCGGCATAGGTCTTATTCTGGCCGGCATGGTAGGGTCAAAAGCGGCTGTATCGATTAGTAATAACCCCATTACTAGATTTGTCAAAGGAATTTTGAATGACATTATTGGTGCATTTGAAGGATTTGTCAACTGGATTATATCTGGCTTAGACAAGCTTTCCGTAAACATAGCCGGTCATAAATTTGGCATCAATATCGCCCCAATCCACATCCCGCGTTTGGCAAACGGCGGTTTGGCAACCAAATCAACCCTTGCAAACATTGGCGAGGGTGAGTATCAGGAAGCTGTATTGCCGTTATCGGATGATGTCTATGCCAAAATTGCACAAGGCATTCTTAAAAATGTTAAGGACAAAAAAGAAACACAAATTTCCACCAGCATTGTATCCGTTCAAAGCAAAGTAGACGAAAGTTCTATCCGAAGCACAAAAGAGTCTTTGTCTGGCTTAACCACATCCATGCAGTCAGCGGCAAAAAGTCGCAAGGCGATTGTCAGTGATGAAACGGATTACACATCTAAAAAGTATCAGGCCGTCACGACTAGCCTAAACGCATCAGTACCAACGTTTTTAACGGACATGACAACGCAGGTGCAGGGTGCATCCATGACCATACAAACGGATACCAGCAACAAGTGGAACAGCATTCACACATTCCTATCCGGGAAATTCAGTGGAATATCTGCCGCGGCAAATACGAATTTTGCAGCAGTCAAGACCGCCGAAGAAACCAATTTTGCGCAGACGCAGCGGGATGTGCAGTCAAAGTCCGCAAGTATGTACAGTGCTGCATCCGAGAAGTTCAAAGCAATTTACAACGACGCGAACAGCTATTTTAGCAAAGTCAAAGCCTCCGCACAGTCCTACATGAGCGGTACCTATTCAGTAGTGGATAGCAATTCACGTAAAACAGCGAACAGTGTATCAACGAACATCGGCGGCGCAATCAACGGCGTTGTGACAGGTATTAACGCTGTGTTATCCGCAGTCGGCAGCAGCAAAAGCGTACCGCGGGTTGCCGTTGCACATTATGCCTACGGTACCGGGTACCATCCCGGCGGCGCGGCAATTGTCAATGACCAGCAGGGCAGCACCTACCGAGAAGCAGTGCAGTACCCAGATGGGCGTACCTTTATTCCAGAGGGCAGAAATGTACTGTTACCGAACCTGCCCCGCGGTTCTGCCGTCATGCCCGCGGCACTGACCGCTAAAACATTTAAATATGCATCTGGTGTTGGGCAGTTCTTTGGAACATCAGCAGCGGATATGCAAAAGCAGCTTGTGGACTACATCTTTGCAGTTAAAGACCCACAAAAGATTTTGCAGACCGCTGTTGATGCGTCTACTACAAGGCAGGCTATCAATGAGCCGTGGATGTCCATGGAAACAGGGGCAGTCAAGTATTTGACGAGCCAATCTGGAACTGCCTTGAAAGGTCTTATCAAGAAATTCATAGAACAGAGCAACGGCACTGCGGAAGCGCTGCTTCGTGTGGCATCCTCACAGGTCGGGAATACAAATCCTGCCGAGTATTGGAACTTTGCAGGTATGCAGGGCGCTTGGTGCGATATGTTTGTCAGCTGGTGCTTAAAGCATGCGGGTATTAAAGAGGGCTATGGCTCTTACGTGCCGGACACTATGGACTGGTACAAGCAGCGGAACCGCTGGACTGATATTCCAAGCCCCGGCAGTCTGATATTTTACGACTGGAACAGTGACCAAACGCCCGACCACATCGGCATCGTGGAGTCTATCGCCAATGGCCTTGTGAATACCATCGAGGGCAATACAACCGGCCCCGGTGGTGGAACCGGCGTATACCGGAAGCAACGGCATGAGGGCAGCAACATTTTAGGATACGCTGTTCCTATGTTTACTGGCGGCGGGGCGGGGTACGGTTCCAACTTTACCGGCTCCGGCGTGGAACGTTGGCGCTCTTTGGCCACAAAAGCACTGCAAATGACAGGCCATTATTCTACACACAATGTAGACTTGTTGTTGGCACAGATGAACACAGAGTCCAGTGGACAAGTCAATCCGGCAGATTACAAGGACGTGAACTATTATGCTGGGCATGCGTCCAAAGGATTGATGCAGGTTATTCCGGAAACATTTGCGTCTTATGCAATGCCCGGGTACAACACAAACATCCTTGACCCGCTTAGCAATATTCTTGCTGCTATTCGCTATACATGGAGTCGCTACGGTGGCGCTGACGGCGTATGGGGGCAGGGGCATGGCTATGCAAACGGTGTTGGCCGTCTCAAATGGGGTGGCTGGAATGCCAAAGGTGGCGTGTTTACCGCACCTACCATTGCTGGACTCGGTGACGACGGGGCAGAAGCAGCCTTACCACTTAACGAGCACACTTACAATCAGATTGCGCAGGGCATTTATGACGCTGAGAAAAAGGACGGCACTGACGATTATGAGTTGATGCGTATGGCATTTGCGTCTGCTCTACGTGAAGAAGGTGGAAGCGGCAGCATTACGGTAAACAGCTATGTAGACTCTGAACGAGTTGCGCAGAAGGTGTACACCATTGAAAAGCGCGACCGCCAGAGAGGAAGAATATCATAATCAGCAGTCCCTACGGTATAAAGCCGATGGGGATTTTTTTTAATTGAGATTGGAGGTGGCGCCTATGGGCGTCCCATATGGGTTCTTCGCTGTCAACGGACGCGAACTGACAGCACCAAAATCATGCACATACAGTTTGATGGACTTGTCTTCCGACCAGTCCGGCCGAAACAAAAGCACTGGAACGAATTACAAAGACATTGTGGCGCAGAAGCGTAAGCTCGTGTGCCGCTGGAATGCAATACCTGTCAATGACGCATGCGTGCTTGCACAGAATATGAAAATGCGCGGTGCCGATATACAGGTTACCTATTTTGACATTGCGGACGGCAAGTGGGAAACACGGACATTTTACACCGGCGATTTTTCGTGCTCCTATTTGGGGCCGTGGGTTGGGCAGGACAAGTTTGTTGGCGACATTTCCTGCGATTTTGTTGAGAAGTAAGGTGATATTTTGTTAAACGTATCTGACACATACAAAGAACTGATTAAAAGCGATAGCGGTCGGTGTAAGTGGTATGCAAAAGCGGACTTGACACTGGCTGACGGAACAACGTTGTCACTGAAAAATAATGATTTTTGGGATAGTGTGTTTTCGTTTTCCGATGCCGTAACAAAATCCGGTGAGTACGCGCCGGGAGCAGCCATTACGGAAACGCTATCCGCTACGCTCAATAATATGGCTGGTAAATATGACGGTATGAAATTTCAAGGTGCAAAGATGGTGTCCTACATCGGCATGATTGTTAAGTCTGATTGGCGCGGCGATACAGTCGAATGGCTGAAACGTGGGGAATTTAACGTCACAGATTACAAGCTGTCAGACGACCGGACGCAAATTACAATTACTGCAGCTGATAACATTTCCAAAGCGGATAAGCAGTACAGCAGCGATTTGACCTATCCGGCTACGCTGCTGCAGATTTTACAGGATGTTTGCAACCGCTGCGGCATAACGCTGGCGACAACGGATTTCCCAAACAGCAGCTATCAGATATTTCGGGCAATCGACACCAATTCCACCACATACCACGATGTAATTGCGTGTGTGGCCGGTATGGCAGGCTGCTATGCTCGGTGCAATGCCGATGGCGCACTGGAATTAAAATGGTTTGACTTTTCGGCCACTCCGATTGAAACGCACAATATCAGCAAGTACGCACCAGATACGGATGACATTACCGTGACCGGCGTTAAGATTGACAGTAAAAATGTTGATGCGAAGTCCGGCAACGATGGGTACGTAATTACCCTAAAAGACTCCGACAACAAGCTACTGCAAGCTGCAATATATGAACAGGTTATTTGCGACGAATGGGCGGTCAACATCAACTCCGCCATCAAAAGCAAGGATACGGATGTACCTGCGCGACTGGCGGGAATCAAATCGCAG